GGACGCGAACCGGGCGAAGCACTCTGGCCAGCCCAATTCCCCCGCGCTTACCATCTGACCACTAAAGCCAACGAACCCAGCGCCTTTGCCTCCATCGGCCAACAAATGCCCATCTCTGAAGGCGGCAATTTGCTAGCCAGAGATATGCTCAAGCATCTGGAAGCTGCCCCTGTTGTTAATCGTCATAACAACCCGCGCGAGCGCATCCAGTGGGTTATCCCTGTCGATGCCGCCTACAAGGAAAAGCAGCTCGCCAAAGACGACCCAGATTACAACGTTTTTGGCTTGCTAGGCTTTTGGCTACCGGATGGTATACGAACCAATGTCAACATCATTTTGGCCTCATTGGTTAGGACGCGCATGGGCATGGCGGCGGCTCAAGAGGTCGGCTGGCGATTTGCGCTGGCGATGGAAACGCTATTGGGTCAGCGACCTCCGATTATTGCGCCCCAAGCCACGCTGGACAAGATGTTGCTAGATCACCTCCGCGCCAAAGAAGAACTTTTAGGCTGGCGCATCCGTTCGCTTGATGACCCGCTTATCAAGCGAAAGGTGGGTGCATTTGTGGGGGATAAAGTGGCCAAATTTGAGCCGTGGCGCGACCGGGCGCAGGCCGGGCGATTCTATATCGTTGATGAGGCGTGGAGCATGATGGCCTTACAAGAGGCGTTTCCAGCCTCAGTGCGCCGTCGTCTCTTCGGTGATGAACCATTGGCGTGGCATGAAAAGTTTTTCACTGAGGTAGAGGGTTTCCCAGACTGGACGCACGATGACATGGTAGATATGGTGTCGGCTGGTTATCACTCGTTTTCTCTCAAAAAAGAGCCGCGTAAGGTGGCACGGAGCTTCTCAGGATGACCGTTACCGATTTAGAACTCGCCTACGAAGCGTTGCGGCGAAAAACCCCTGTTTATGACCGTCTCTGGGCATATTACGATGGCAACCAGCCGCTGCGCTACAGCACTGACCGCCTGAAAGAGGTGTTCAAAAACATCAACGCTCGCTTCAGCCAAAACTGGTGTGAGGTTGTCATTGAAACCGTCTTAGAACGGCTCAACCTGACGCAGTTTGTGGTGCCAAGCAACCCTAATGCCAGCCAGCAGCTCACCAATTGGTTCACCGACTCCGAAATGATGCTCGACGCTGACGACGTAGAGCTGTGCGCGATGGTCACGGGTGAAAGCTTTGTCATCGTTTGGCCAGGCGAAGGGGGCGAGCTGGAAGCGTTTTATAACGATTCCCGTCTCTGCCATGCCGTCTATGAGGCTGAGAATCCCCGTCGAATGCGCTTTGCCGCCAAATGGTGGATTGAAGATGCGGAAACAATTGACGGCCGTGGCAAGATTCGGCTCACGCTCTATTACCCCGACCGCCTTGAATATTACATTTCCAAGCAGCTTGCCAAAGAAGTCAAAGAGGCTAACGACTTCAACCCGCTCGACATTGGCGGGGAAGGCGAGTCTGATATCGGTGTCAACCCGTTTGGCACCATTCCCGTTTTCCATTTTCGCCGTGAACGCCGCGCCATCAAAAGCGAACTGTCACCATCTGTGCTGGATACACAGGACGCAGTTAACAAATTATTCAGCGATATGATGGTGTCGGCTGAATTTGGCGCCTTTAAACAGCGGTTTGTCATCTCCCAAGCTGACATTGGTGCGCTGAAGAACTCGCCTGGCGAAATCTGGGACATTCCTGCCGGCGACGGCATTGGCCAAGATACTGAGGTGGGCGAATTTTCAGAAACGCAGCTTGGCAATTTTATGCAGTCGATGGAACGGCTTTCTATCTCTATCGGCAAGATGACGCGCACGCCACAAAGCCTCTTTTACCTTGGCGCTCGTTCCGACCCCAGCGGCGAAGCGCTCATCGCAATGGAGTCGCCGCTCAACAAGAAATGCGCCAAATACATTCGCCGTTTCCGCGTGGAGTGGCAACGGCTAGCCACATTCGTAGCCACACAACAGGGCATCGACCTTGGCGGCCAGCGGGTGCGAGCCATCTACGAAGACCCGCGCACCGTTCAACCGATGACACAAGCGACCACGCGCCAAACCAACGTCAACGCTGGCATCCCATTGCGTACGCAATTGCGCGATGAGGGCTGGACAGAGCCACAAATTGCCCAGATGGAAGCGGACAAAACGGCCGAAGCGGAGCAGCGGCAAGAGCAACTAGGTGTGGCCTTGCTCAATGCCCAACGGGGGTTCGACGGTGGCTGATTCCCCGCTCATCAATCTGATGCGCCAATTTAAAGAGGCGTTGCTAGCGGCCGAAACCGATAAGGTGCAGGCGATGACCACGCGCTGGCTTCAGCTTGAAACCCGCATCGAAGCCACCATTGCCGCCCTAGCTGAAGAAATGGCGCGACGGCAGGCCAACAATGAGCCTGTGACCCAAGCAGCACTATTCCAACTGCGCCGCTATCAGCTCTTGCTCACGCAGATTGAATCGGAGCTGACGCTCTACCAGCAGTTTGCCGCTACGGAAATTGGGGATGGTCAGCGTGACATGGCTGAATTGTCGATTCGGCAATCCGCGGCCACGGTCAATGCGGCCGTGCGCGGTGCCAGCGTCTCGTTTACCCGTTTACCCGTCGGGGCAGTAGAGAACATGGTTGGCGCATTGGGCAACGGCTCGCCCTTGCAATCCCTCTTGCTGAACGCCGCCACCAAAGCGGCGCTGGTTGATGATTTGACCAGCACCTTGATTGAAGCCACGGCACTAGGCCGCAACCCGCGCAAAACGGCACGGGCGATGCAAGATTCCCTAGCGGGTGGCCTGAATCAGGCGTTAAAGATTGCCCGAACAGAGCAGCTTCGTGTTTATCGGGAAGTAAGCCGACGGCAATATCAGTTGAGCGGCGTTGTCGAGGGCTATTATCGACTGGCCACCCGTGACACGCGCACCTGTCCCGCCTGCTTGGCTGATGATGGGCAGTTCTACCCCCTCGACCGCGTGATGCCCGTTCACCCACAATGCCGCTGCACCATGATTCCAGCGGTCACAGGTAAGCCAAGCTGGGTCAAAGGGCATGAATGGTTTGAGACGCTGGCTGAATCAAACCAGCGCAAGATTTTGGGCAATGCGCGATACGAAGCATGGCGCGACGGCCGATTTAAATTTAGTGATTTAGCAGTGGTGCAAAGGAACGCCGTTTGGAGCGATTCCCTACAAGCGGCACCACTGAAAGATTTAGTTAACTAAGTGAGGTTAGCAATGGCAGATGATCCAAGTGCAGGCGGGATGCCTGTTACGAATGAACCGGGCGAGATGCCCAACGGCGGTGGCGAGACGCCACTCACTTTTGATAGCTGGCTCGAAGGGCAGGGCGACGACATCAAGACGCTGATTGGAGATCATACCAGCGGCTTGAAAAGCGCACTGCAAAGCGAACGCGACCAGCGTACAGAGTTGGCAAAAGCGTTGAAAGATGCGACTAAAGGTTTGGAAGAAGGCAGCCAGGCGCTGGACGGTCTTTCGGCCAAACTGGAAACGCATGAGCAACAAATCGCCTTCTATGAAACGGCCACGGCGGCTGGTGTGACGAACCTGAAGCTAGCTTGGCTGGCAGCGCGAGGAACAGGGGCCATCGACAAGCGGGGCAACGTCAACATTCAAACGCTAAAGGCCGATTACCCTGAACTATTCAAAAAAGCACCTGTTCCCCCCGGCAACGGCGGCAACGGAACGGGTGCCAACGGCCTGCCATCGGGTGAAGATATGAACGCCTTTATCCGCACGGCGGCTGGACGACAATAGGAGTAAGCAATGGCTTATAACAATCTGATCTCACGCACAGACGCGGCGGCACTCATTCCCGAAAATGTGAGCCGCGAAATTGTGCAAAATATTCCCGAAAACAGCGCCGTGCTGCGTTTGGCGCGGCGGCTGCCCAATATGCCCAGCAAGCAAACGCGAATGCCTATCCTGTCTGTGCTGCCCACCGCCTATTTTGTAAGCGGTGACACGGGACTAAAGCAAGCCACCGAAGTCAACTGGGCCAACAAATTTATCAACGCCGAAGAAATTGCCTGTATTGTCCCCATTCCTGAAGCGGTGCTTGACGATGCTGACTATGACATCTGGGGTGAAATTCGACCGCGAATTGAAGAGGCGTTTGGCGTGGTGATTGATGCCGCCATTTTGCACGGTACAAATGCGCCATCTACATGGCCGACTGACGTGGCAGCGGCAGCGGCAACGGCTGGCAACAGCGTTGATTTATCCACAATCGTTGGCGGCGGCGGCGACCTCTATGATGCACTGCTAGGCGAAAGTGGCTCCATTGCCAAGATTGAAGCCGATGGTTTTATGCCCAATGGCCATGTGGCGGCGATGTCGATGCGGGCTAGCTTACGCGGGCTACGTGACAGTCAGGGTCAGCCCATTTTCTTGCGCTCGATGCAAGACAACACGCGCTATGAGCTAGACGGCGAGCCAATCATCTTTCCCCAAAACGGTGCCCTCGATACCGCTTCAGTGCTGATGTTCTCTGGGGCTTGGAATCAGCTCGTTTATTCCATGCGCCAAGACATGACCTATAAGATGCTGACCGAAGCCGTTATCCAAGATGGTGCAGGTAACATTATCTACAACTTAGCCCAACAGGACATGGTGGCACTGCGTTGCGTCATGCGCCTTGGCTGGCAAGTTCCCAACCCCATCAACCGATTACAGCAGACTGAAAGCAATCGCTATCCGTTTTCCGTTTTGGTTCCGTAACATGAGCTACTATCCAGAGCGCAAGCGTCGAGATGTCGATATGGTTGAAAATGCTGCCCTGCGTATTAATGGAATCCCTATTCAGGTAACAGCCACTCAAATTAACCGGCTCGATGAACTGGGTGCCACCGTTGCAACTGGCGAAGCACAGCCAGATATTACCAGTGCCGAAACCAACCATACGATTGACATCATTTTCAACAATGATGAGATTCGTGACGCTCTCAACGCTTTGGGCGCAAAATTGAACAAGGTTATTGCCGTGCTAGAAGCATTTGGCATGACTGAGTGAGGTAAATGAAATGACCGAACAAGTAGGAGCATACAAGGTGGCACTCACCGCTGTAGAGGGTACCACAGCAGGCGGCGCACTCTCCCTAGCCAACCCCGAAGGCGTCGATCTCATCGTCACTCGCCTAATTCTCGACATCACCACCGAAGCCACAGGAGCGGCCACCGTCGATGCTGGCATTGCCGCCAACGGCACCACATCGGCCGACAATCTGATTGACGGCGGCGATGTGGGGTCAGCAGCGGCCGTGCTGGACAACATCGAGAATGGCGGCACCAATGGCAAGGCGGCCATCAAGTGGGAAGATAGCCAATATCTGACCATCACCGCATCGGCCACGCTGGCCGGGCTGGTGGGCAACGCCTATATCGAATACAAGCGGGTGTAAAAAATGACTGTGACGGCGGCGATGATTGCGCGGCTGCGCCGAATGGTGCAAGAACCAACTGACGACACCTATAATGATGATGCGCTAACAGCCATCATCGACGACTACCCCCTCATCGACGAACGGGGTGAACAGCCCTACACGTGGAACACCGCCACGTCGCCGCCCACGCAAACGACCAACACAGATTGGCTGGCCACCTACGATCTCCACGCCGCCGCCGTGCAGGTGTGGGAAGAAAAGGCGGCTACCGTGGCCCATGAATATGGCTTTAGCGCCGATGGCGGCCAGTATCATCGCAACCAAAAATATGAGCAGGCGCTGGGGATGGCGCGGCACCACAATGCCCGGCGTGCCGCCCGCACCATTCGCGCCTATGTCTGGCCAAAGCCGACCGCTGTCAATAGCGTTGTCGGCAATCTGGCCGAGGAAGATTGATGACTACCTTGATTTTCGTAAAAGGCGATATTCGCCGTGAAGTTCCCGCAGAGTCAACCGGCACGCAGAAATTACTGCGCCGCGCTGGCTTTACGCAGGTTGTGGAAGAAAAGCAGCCTGAACCCGAAAAAGACGACGGCGAATTTGCCGTCTTTTCGCCCAAGCTGGCTGAACTGCTTACAGAGGCTGGCTACGAAACGCTCGATGAGTTACGTGAAGCTGACGACGATGAGCTGACGGCCATCGACGGCATTGGCGACGCCACCCTGGCTATTCGTGAGCAGCTTCAGTAGCGCCGACCTAGCCGCCATGCAGGCCACGCAGGAAGTCCACATGATGGACGCTTGCACCATCGACGCCTACACCGATGGCGGAGCCGACGACTACGGCAACCCCAACCCCACGTGGGTGAGTGGCTCAGAGATTGCCTGTGGTCTGCACATGCTCGACGTGGCTGAGGTGCTAGACGCTAGCAACGTGCCGACCGTTGATGCCAAGCTGCGCTTGCCCATCGCCACCAGCATCGACCCCCGTGACCGCATCACCATCACCAAACGGTTTGGCGTGGCCATCACGGCCGAAAAATACATCATTGTGGGGCAGCCCAAGCGCGGCCCCTCAGGACTCGTTTTAGAGCTAAAGGCGGTGGTCGATGGCAGTTAAATGGTATGGGGATGAGGTACTTTTGCAGCTCAAAGAGGCCACGGCCGAAATGCTGGATGCAGCCGCTCATCTCATTGAAACAGAAGCGAAGATTAACGCAGCTGTCGATACTGGATTTATGCGCAACTCCATCTATGTGGTTACGCCAATATCCAACACCTATGGCAAGACAGACGCATCTGGCAGTTTTCAAAGCAAAAAGGAAAAGCGTCAGGTAGAGCGGCGGCTGGCTCCACAGGCTAACGCGCCTGAAGACGGCGCGGTTGTGGTTGTCGGGGCTGAATACGCCATCTATGAAGAGATGCACCGAGCTTTCCTTTATCCAGCATTGGAGAAGGTGGCATCATCGAAGGGCGCTGAGATTGTCAGTGCTGGCAAAAAGGTGATTGGCGAATGATTGATGACCAGAAAATCATCCGTGACCATTTGGTGAGCGTGGCTGCCCTGACCACATTGGTTGGCAGTCGCATCTACGCCGGGCGCGAAACGCCGCCAGAGGCGTGGAAGCCGTCCAGCGGTGCCTGCATCGTGTTTAAGCGACGTGGGGATCGTTTCTTGGGTGAGGATGATGTGGTGGTCAGTGCCAGCTATCAATTCAAATGCTATGGCAGCGGCGGCAATCTCAATCAGCAGGTGTTGAGCAGCAATGCTGTTTATCGGGCATTGGTTGACGCGCTACACGTTGAACAAGGTTACAAAATTATGGGAGCGCAGAAAGAGGCGGGTGGCGACACCCTTGTTGAGCCAGGGGCAAGATTCCCCTTTGTGCTGGCCTTCTTTCGCGCCCAATTACGATTAACGGAGTGATGACACATGAGTGCACCAGCAATTGCAAATGTACTGAAATCTAATGCAGTGATGTGGGTGGCCCCCACAGGCGAAGCGTTGCCCGATGAAACGAGCGTTGACCACGGCGGCACGTGGGGCGGCAACTGGGAGCGGGTTGGCTTTACCAAAGAGCCGCTCAAAATCAAATATGAGCAGGAAGATATGGACTTCCACGTTGAAGAATATCTGGGGCCAGTGAAGCGGCGCAAAACGGGGCATAGCGCGGTGGCCGAAACGGTGTTGGCTGAGCTAACGGCCGAATACATTGCCCTCGCCTCTGGTAATCAAGAAACGATAACCACGACAGCCGCTGGTGCCTCCCAAAAAGGCTTTGAGGAAGTTTACATTGGCGACAGCGAATTTATCGACGAAAAGATTGTTGGCTTTGAAGGTGCCTATTACGATAGCAGCGAGAATGCCCAGCCCGTGCGTATCTTCTTCATGGTGGCCACCTTCTCGCTCAATGGCGAGCTGGAGTTTTCCAAAAAGACTGACAATTACGTGGGCGTGCCAGTCCAGGTGAAGGCGTTGGCTGACACCAGCGACAATGGCCGTTTAGTCCGCTTCCAACGTGTGACCGCCCCAGCCACCAGCTAAGAAGGCAATATATGGACGGATTACAATCCCTTTTACACAGTCGCAAATTCTGGCTCGCCGTCTTTGGCGTTGTGCAGACCCTTGTTTTTCACTTTCTCGATGTGCCAGATGAGATCTGGCAATCCATTGCTGGGCTAGTGGCCGTACTGATTACCACCATCGCTGTGGAAGATGCCGCCGCCAAACGCAGCCTCTATGCTGGAGGTGACGATGAGCAATCCTGATTTAGTCACGGTCACATTGGGCGGCACCGATTTTGAGATTCAACGCGCCAACATCAAGCGCAGCCGCGAATGGCGGCAAAAGTTTGGCGAGCCGTTGCAGGTCATCATTGGCGTGCTGCAACAGGCCGACAATATTCAGATTGACAGCATGGCAGGGGCAGCGGGATTGCTGGAGCAAGTGGGTAGCCTGTTGCTCAATTCGGTTGACCTGCTCATCGAAGCCCTGTTTGACTATTCACCCGCGCTACAGGCAGAGCGGGAATGGATTGAGGACAACGCCACCGACCTTGAGGCAATGAACGCCTTGTGGGAGGTGATTCAGATCGTCTACCCTTTTGGTTCCCTGATGAACAAATTGCCGACTGGCCTCACTACGAATGGGACATCCAAGAACTCTGCCAAGCGGAGTGGCAAAAAGACGCGCTCACGCTAAACCCCCTGGAGCGGAGCATGATGGTGGCGGCCTATATGCGGCGCAAGCGGTTTGAGGCTGATCTACAGGCCGTTGCCATCTGGAAGCTGTTGGGCGATGTAATGAACAGCAAAAAGGAGCCAGCCGACGTCCCAGCCGATGTAATGATGGGCAAGCTGACCCAAGGACTTTAATTAATGGAAACTATCAGCGATGTATTAGGCAGTATGCAGATATTTTTACAGCTTGCGACCCTCTTCCTCACGATTGATACCTATCGCCGCTTTCAACGGCGGGCTGATGAAATTGATTATGTGGCCGTCTTGCCATTGGTGATGAAGTATCTAAAGCGAATGGTGATTTTTTCCTGCACCTCATTTGCCTTGATGGCGGTGCGGCGACTGACGGCCTTGGCCATCTTGTTTGGGCTGAATTTGGGTGCTTGGCTGGGAACGGTGGACAGGATTGGTTTGCCGTTCCTGATTACCCTAGGCTTTTTTATGGCCGTTTTGCAGGCAAGGTTGGCCGTGGCGGTATATCTCGATGAATAATGAGTGGCTGCTAGTTGCGGTTGGTGCTGTGCAAGCGATGGTCATTGCTTGGCTGGGCTATCTGCAAGTCATAAAAAAGGCTGAGTCCGATAAGGACAGGGCCGAAATTGATGGGGAAGCGGCCGTGCTGAAGGCACAGGGCGAGCTGCTGACCAGCGTTAGCTCTGTTGCCAAAGATTTGGTGGAGCCAATGCGGCAGCGGCTGCAACAGCACCAAGCTGAAAGTGATGAGATGCGTCAACAAATACGAGACCAACAACGACAGATTGAGGAGTTGATGCGAAAGATGGAGAAATTGGAGAGCGAAAACAGGCAGCTTCGTGAGGAGCTGAAGAAGGCCAAGGCGCGTGAGGAGCGGCTGGCCAAGCAGGTCAAGGCGGTGCGTACCAGCATTGAGACGGGCACGCTGCCTAAATTGGACGACGAATAGGACGCATCAGATGACCAATGGACTGGTTTATGATTTATAATGGGTTTGTCACACAAATTAGTGTTTTTGATCGCTTACAAGACACTAAACACAATCTAATAACTTGTGGCTTAGAAGCCGCTACCTATCGTGGAGTGATCCATGCTAATTTGTGTGACAACTTTTTGGTGTTGATGGGTAGCGGCTTTTGTGCTTTGTGTGGCTTTAAAAAAGCGACCCTCTTTGGTGTTGGAAGCACCGCCGAGGGTCTAAGTAAGGCCACAGATAGGAGACGCCTATCCATGTCCAAACCTAACCCCCATTCTATCTCATCTGCTGGTTTAATCGAGATGTTGACCTTTTGCCGACCTCTGCTGGTGCGTGAGGCGATGCGCCTGAAACGCAACCTGCGTCGCGCCGAAAAGCGCGACCTTGCCGCCACGCTCACCTTTCGCCAATGGCTCACCATTTTGAACAATTATGAGTGGCGTTGTGCGCTGTGTCGTCAGGGACGCTTTGAAACAATGGAGCATCTCATCCCCATTTGCGACGGCGGCGGCACAACCGCCCAAAATTGTGTCCCTTGCTGCGAAGAATGCAATCGCTTTCGTGAGCAAGCCAGTACGCGCACCAAGAACCTGCGTCGGCAACTCGCCGACCTTCTGATTTAACCCCTATCCCGCAAATTCGCCCTCAGGGGCGTTTTTGCGGTCTATATGGACGAGATTAGTAGTCCGAAATGGATTGCTAATCGTGAGGCGCAAAATGATCACACTCGCTGACGCATTAATTAAAATCGGGGCTGACGATGGGCCACTAGGCCAAGCCTTTGCAGGCGCACGCAAGAAAACAGAAGGCTTTGTCTCCAATCTGGGCGGCACCATCAAAACGCTGGCCACCGGTGCCATTGTTACTGGGGTGGGGGCAGTGGCCACAGGGGTGCTGGGCATTGGCATGGCTGCCACCAGCGTCTCTGGCGACGTGCGCGACGCCACGGCCAACATTGCCGCCGACCTTGGCATCACCGCCGCCGAAGCCCAACGCTTTGGCGACGTCGCCAGCAACGTGTGGGGCAACAACTTTGCAGGCAGCATCGAGGAGGCAGGTGCTGTTGTGGCCGATGCCCGAAAACAGCTAGGCGATTTGGCCGATGATGAGCTGCAACGGGTCACTGAAAACGTCTTCCGCATGGGCGACGCCTTCCCCGAAGCATTTGGAGATAGTCAGGCCACCATCAACACCGCCAAGACCCTCATGGAGCAATTTGGTCTTACAACCGATCAGGCCTTTGACTTCATGACCAAGGGGGCGCAAGAAGGTCTCGATGCCAATGGCGATTTTGTTGATTCGATTGGGGAGTATGCGGGCCTCTTCTCCGATGCAGGATTCTCTGCTGAAGATTTCTTTGGCATTCTGGAATCAGGACAGCAGGGCGGGGTGCTGGGCACCGATAAGATTGCCGATGCCGTCAAGGAAATGGGCATCATCCTAGCTGAGGGCGGGGAAGGGGTCTCCGAAGCATTCGACCAAATCGGGCTGGACTTTGAGGAAATATCGGGCTTTGTCAGCGGTGGGGACGAGGCGTGGGCAGATTACTTCGACAACATTGTTGAGGGGCTGGCTGGCATTGAAGACCCGATAGAGCGGCAAAAGGCACAGGTGGCCATTTTTGGCACAATGGCCGAAGATTTGGGGGTCAGCTTCACCGATGGTCTGTCCACCGCCACCGATGCCTTCGCCAACATGGAGGGCGCTACCCAGCGGCTCGATGTTCAATACAGTTCGCTGAGTGAGGCGGTCGAGGGCTACAAACGCAAGGCGATGCTGGCGTTACGTCCTATTGGGGACGTGCTGCTCAATTTGGCCAATGTGGCCATGCCCCTCGTCGATAAAGCGTTCGCTTGGTTTGAGACGGGGCTGGTGCCAGTCATTGAGCGCGGTGCAGAAGTCATCCAACATTTTTTTGACAGCTTTATGGCCAATTTGGATGCTGGCCAATCCCCATTAGAGGCGTTTCGCAACGCCCTAGCTGAATTCATCCCCCCTGAAACAATGGCTCAAATTGATTTGGTCATTGATTTTATTTCGCGCTTTATCGCCAAAATCCAAGAGTTTGTTACAGAACATGCTGAGGCCATCAAAGGTGCGCTGATTGCCATTGGTGCCGTGTTGGCTGGTGGTGCCATCGTTGCTGGCATCTCTGCACTCATTGGCCTGCTAGGGCTACTGGTTAGCCCCATTGGCCTTATCGTTGTCGCTGTTGGCTTGCTAGGAGCGACGTGGGCTGAAAATTGGGGCGGCATTCAGGAGAAGTGGGCAGCGGTGTGGGCTGTTCTACAGCCAGCCTTGCAGGATTTGTGGTCATGGCTACAGGAGAAGGTGCCACAGGCATTACAAACACTCGCCGACTTTTGGACGAACACGCTTTTGCCAGCGATTACCGCAATATGGGAATTTCTGACGGTCGATATGATGCCAGTGTGGCAGCTATTGGCCGAAATTTTGGAGGTAACCGTTGGCAAGGCCATCGAGGCCGTGGCCGGCATTTGGCAAAATGTGCTGAAACCCGCCCTCGACGAAATCGTGGCTTTTGTACAGGACAACATCATCCCGATATTCAACGATTGGGCTACAGGCATAGGTGGCGTGCAGGGGGCAATTGAGCGGGTTGTGGGCTGGCTAGTAACGCTAAAAGAGAAGCTCGGCAATATCGAGCTGCCTGATTGGATGCAGACCAATAGCCCCTCACCGTGGGAAATCGGCTTGGTGGGCGTGGCCAAGGCAATGAAGGAGCTGAACAGCACGCAGCTACCCGACCTGAAACGCAATCTCAATCTGTTGCCCGGCCCCGTGGGCTTGGCTGGCGTGGCTGGCGGTGCAGGCGGCGGCAACGTGACTATCCAACAAACATTCCACGGCACGGCCGATGGCCCCACAGTGCGCAAGGCGGCGCGAGATGGGGTGCTGCAAGCCTTGCGTGCCAGGGGGAAAGCGTAAATGTATTCATTGCGACGCTTCGGCGATCTAACAATTCCACCCTACAACCCTGAATTTAACGAGAGCAGCGGGGGCAGCCTCGACCCTGTTGTCATTACCAGCGGGGGCGTGACCTTTGACCTATTGGGCAACGAGCAAGCCCCGCGTGAGGCAACGAGCATTCAGCATCGAGGGACGATATTGGGGGAGGGGGATGATGCCAACGAACAGAAGGCAGATGCGCGGTCACAATATTTGGCGTGGCGAGCGATGCGGGGGAAGCGTGCCAAATTGTATCGCTGGATTGTGGAGGATGATGCGACGGGAGACGGCCGTTGGGAGTGGGCGTATGCACGGCTGATGAGCATTAGCTCCAATCGTCAACACGGCCAATTTACGTGGCTGGAGCTTGATTTTAACTGGCGGCTCATCTCCACCACGTGGAACGGGACGCGGCATGGGGGCGGCTGGGTGCTAGACGATGGGGAATCGCTCGATGAGGGGCTGGCACTAGACGAAAGCGACACCTACACCATTGAGGGGTCGCAGGACAGCTTCTTCGTCAACAACAACGGGAATGACACTGTAAAAAATGTCATTTTGCGACTAGTGGGGGGCAGCACGGCCTTTACCTCCATTCGCATCAACACAACCATTTTTGGCGGCACGGCCGATTTTACTTGGGCAGGGAGCGTTGATACCGATGAGGTGCTGGTGATTGATACCGGCTCATTTGGCATCACGAAGGACGACGCAGACGCCTACAGCGGCTTCGACTTCACGGCGGCTCATGAGGTGCAAGACTGGCTGCCGCTGGAGCCGGGGGAAACAATCATCCATATTTTCATTGTTGGTGGGGGTAGTGACTCCACCATTACATTTGAATTTTATGATGGGTGGGCGTGATGCTGTTTTTTATCGACATTGAGGACGACAGCGGCAACAAGTTGGGGCAAGGCCCCGTTTTTACGGCCACTGAATGGCGCCACGTGGCGCGGCTGAGTCGGGCTGGCAGCATCTCCTTCTCGTTGCCAGCTAGCGACCCACGGGCGGCTTTGATTGAGACGAAGCGGGTGGCGCGGTGCTACACGGTGGTCAATGGCCAAGTCGTTGAGGTGGGGGCGGGGATCATCGACAGCGTGACGCTACAGGAGGGGGGCATCGAGACGGCCTTGACGGTGGATGGGGACGATTTGCTGCGTGAGCTGACGTATCGACCGGTCCTGTTTTTGAGCGTTTCGGGCGCGGCCGAGGGGGCACCAACGGCCGTTGTTCACATTGCCTCGACCGTGACCAACCTGACCAACGCCTATGACGGCAATGATGGCACCTTCAACACCGTTGTTGCCCTGCAAACGGGTGAATACATTTATGTGCGCCGCCCTGTGCCGTTCTCCAGTGTGCGCTGGGTGCTAGGCACGCAAAAGAACGGGACGGCCACGGCGTTGCAGGCGCAATATTTTGCGGTGTGGGGCGGCTGGGAAAGCATCAGTCTGACTGATGGGACTGACAGCGGCGGCACCACGTTGGCACAAAATGGGACGGTTAGCTGGACACAGCCAGCCGATTGGCAAAAGGACACGGCCGATCTTTACACAATGCGCTTCTATGTCGGAGCCAACCTAACGGCCGTCGATTTTGCTGAGGCGTATGTGTCGGTGCCAGACATTTCGGCAACGGATGTTTCCGATGTGATGGCCCTGGCACCCAGCGGGTGGACGTTGGCTGGCTCGCCCTATTACAGCGATACAGCGGATGGCACCCGCGTTGATTTTGAGGGTGAAACGGTGCTGGCCGCTCTGGTCAAAATTAGTGAATTGAGTGGTGAACAATTCAGGATTGGCGATGGCCGTGAGGTGGAATGGCTGCGCACAGACACGGAAGCGAGCGGCATTCGCGCCACCAACTATGTGGCCGATGGCGTAGCGGCCGAGAGCAACCCCAACATCTGCCTGATTGAATCGTTTGAAGAAGTGCGAGACAGTTACCAGCAGGCGAGCCGCATTTATGTCTATGGCAAGGATTGGCTGCCCACGCTGGCTTTTGCCACAGCGGTGATGCCTAGCGGCTATACCATGAACGCGGCACAGGGCTATATTGAGAAAACAGGGGCCACGCCAACTATTCATCGCGTGATGCAGTTTGAGGTTGATTACCCCGAAGATACCAGTGCCGAAAGCTTGGAGCTGATGAGCAATGAGCTGGCACGGGCAGGACTGGCGTGGCTGCAAGATTTTAGTGAGGTACAGACATTTTATCGGCTGTCCATCACCCGTCTACAGGCGGTGCTAAAGCCAGCGGAGACGCTGCGGGTGCAGTATCGCAAAATTGTGGATGGGTATGTGGTGGCTGATATTGATGCTGATTTTGTGATTTTGGAAGCGGAAACGGCCGTTGATGCCAACGGCATTCGGACGGTTGGCCTGTCGGTGGCGTCTGTTTCGCGCTGGCCACAATCTGATAGCGAGATTATTGCGGAGAAATTATGAGTACAAATCATCACACACCAATTCCGGTCGGCTCTCAGGCTACGGCAGACCTTTTCAACAATCGCTTTTCTGACATTGACGCAGTGTTGACGCAGGCGAAGAACACGGCCGATGCCTATGCTCTTGAAGTGGCCGTGGCGCGACAAGGCGCGGCTACACTTGATACGCGACTTGATGCCATTGCCATTGGAGCCACCAACGTGGCCACACTGGCTAATGGCTCAGCGGCGGCTGGCCAGAAGATGGTCACGGTCGATTCGACAACGGGGTTTGTGGCTGGGGCCAGCTTGGCCTATGTGTTGGCGGGTGGGGGGATTGAGTACAACACGATTGATACGGTCGATTCGGGCACGCAGCTCACGCTGGTGAACAACATCGGCACGGGCGGCATTCCTAATGACAATGTGGTAAGCCAGGTGCCGTTGGGAACGGCTCAGCTGGCAGGGAATTACAATACGCCAGCCGATAGAGTGGATGCACTGGATGGCTGGCCTTTTACAATGCGGCTCAGTGGCTCTGGCACGGGAACGACGGTCAATGTGAAAAGCAAGCCGGGCACTGACTTAGAAGGCTACGCCATCTTCTCGCCGTTTTCGACAGATTGTGAAGTCCGCCGAATCAGTTCCACGACATCTAGCACAGTGACATTGGCGAGCGCATTGGCGAATAGCCATGCTGATGATGGGGCGGTGCTGGTTTTTCGGTCACTGGAAAGGTTGCCAGCGGCGTTTTTTGGCTTAGCCACTGGGGCTACCAGCACCGTGAATAAAACGGCCATCAAGGCGGCATTAAGCCAGCTGCAATATTCGGGCACTTCTACGCTGGAGATAGGGTCTGGCACCTACAATGTGCATCAGAACGGAACGTCCGATGCAATCACACTGACCAGCAACCAGCACATCGAAATGCAGCACGACACGACGTTAGTGGCCGATCCTGAAGCTGTGGTCACGGGGAACAATTATGTATTTCTTATGGCAAATGGTCATAGCAACATGGGCGTGCGTGGGGGGAGAATTGTCGGTGAACGTGACGATAATCCGTTGAACGTTGGCATTGGCATCGGCGAGCGCACTTACAACATAAAAATAGAACATATCGTTATCGAGTCCTGCGGCACGGGTATAACCGTGGTGGCGGGGGATGTTGAACAAAATGGCACGGTTGCCAGTGCTACCTTAAACACCGTGACCTTGGCCAGCGGAGCAAACGCAACAGATGATGCGCTGAACGGCATGTACATAGGCATCATTACAGGAACCGGGCAATATCAGGCTAGGCGCATCACTGATTACGCAGGCTCAACCAAGACAGCAACCGTGGCCACTAATTGGCACACCACGCCGACGTCGGCAAATGCCTACCACGTGTTTTATATCAACGACCTCTATTTCAACAATGTCACCATCAGGGATTGTTACAGGAACGGTTGTGGGTTCACAGAAGGCTATAACACTGTGTTCGTCAATTGCCGATTTCAAAATACGGTTGGCACATCACCGCAGGCTGGCGTCGATGTGGAGCCGAATGCTGAAGGAGCCGTGTGGGGCATCAAATTTGACAACTGCGTTTTTGAGTACAATGGGGCGATTGGCTTATATGTTCAGAATGGTTTGAGCAATATTGGTGTTGGCGCAGTTCGGGACGTGAGCGTCAAGAATTGCTCATTTAACCACAATACTAGCGGCTTGATTATCGACCGATGCCAGGTGGCGACTGTTGCAGGCAACAGCTTTGTGCAAAATTCAGAGGTGCCAATGCAGGTCTCATATTGTGAACATATAACGGTTGCGGGAAATGTGGCCAGCGACAATGATGGCGGCACTGGGCTGGGAGACTTGACGTTTGTGAGCTGCGATGTCGGCACCGTCGTTGGCAACACTATCGAGCGCAGCGTCAATGGCCACGGCATACTATTGTCTGTTGGCGGCGACACGAACAGACAATCACGCGCTATCACCGTTGTCGGCAACACTGTAGATGGCTGTGATGGTAATGGCATTCACATAGATGGGGCGGTGGGGTGTGTTTTCCAAGGAAACGCGGTAACCAACTGTAATGGTGCCGGCATTCAGGCTGAGGTGAACGGGGGTGTCTATGCTTCGCTGTTTTCCGGCAATTCACTGGTAGGCAATTGTCAAGATGGTTCGGAGACACGCCAGTTTTACCTTGGTAGGGGGGTGCATAATTGGATTGCCGGCAACCTGACACGCAAGTACTCGGTGATGAGTGGTGGCATCGCTCAATCGGCGACGGCGACAACGGCCGTTTTGGACGCTGACACGGCCATTCTTACCGACGATGTTTATAACAATCTAACCATCGAAATTGTCAAAGGCACGGGCAATGGCCAGACACAGACGATCACTGATTATGTAGCATCTACCAAAACAATTACGGTAGCAAGCTGGTCAACCCAGCCCGACAACACGAGCCACTACATCATATATGATGGCAGCTCTGGCACACGGTCAATTGTGTTTGGGTCTGAGGCTCATGCAAACTATTATCATGGCAACGATTTTAGGTTCAGCGGTGGGGTACAGGACTTTACGGGTGGTGACAATATAGATGGCGGGGATAATCAGAGTTCGTAGCTGATGAGGAGGGGGGGGGTCAGCCACCTAATGGTGCTTTGTCAGCAGTGTCTGCCCGGCCATCGGAGATATTTAGGGGGATAAATTCAGTGATAATGGCTCGGTTCTGCTCCCCAATAATTTTTTTTAAGGCAGCCACAGCTTCGTCCCATGAGTCGGTTTCTTGAAAGATGCCCCATCTATCATGATAATCAATTGATTCCCACACTAAATATCTTTTTTTGTCATCAATCATTGATTCAATCCTCTTGGCCGTTTAACAACTTACCAATAACTTTGAGTAAATAATCTACAAACACAATTATTTTACCAGCATCATCGGGATTTGGGTCAATGAGTCGATGGGCATAAGCATTTCTAAACGCCGAAATAGGTTTCTCCATTTGAGATGGCGAAATTCTAGCAATGATTGCAAAATCCAACCCTAGAACACCTGTTTAGAACGCCCGTTCCGTTGACAGTCGTTCCCTGTGGAGGGGTTAGAATGGATGATTGACTGTCCGTAGTGGTTTTGCTAAAATCCGATTAGGTTGTAGCAAGCCGAAGCATTGTTAATCTCAAGCACCTCTCTGATGGGGTTACTATCGAACCTAAATGGTTTGCTACAACGATAGTAACCCCATTAGAGCGGTGTTTTTTCTTTTAGATTGGAGAGAATCGTATGAATAGTCCAGATTCGTTTTATCAGTATAAAGAGGCATTTATTCGCGTTGTGACAATTGGCGACTGCTCTTGGTTTTCTGCTCGTGATGTGTGTGAAGCTTTGAGGATTCCTTGGTCATGCAAAACTCTTGATGCCATTCCAGACACATGGAAAGATAGGCTAAAGCGTGAATGGCCCGTTTTGGGACAGGAATCGTTCACAGTCATTAACGAGAAAGCGGTACTTAAGCTAGCCCTTAGCAGCAATGAGTCCGGTTTTGTTGACTCATTTTTCAAGGGTATGTCATTTTGAATTCACTGGAGAAGTGATTGATATGGGTAAGAAAACAAACAAACAAATAATTATTTACAAGGCAGATAACACACCTGCTTTATCAGTAATGTTGAAGGATGAGGATGTATGGCTAACACAAGCACAAATTGCAGAGTTGTATGTGAAAAACAAAAGCTCTATATCTGAGCATATTAAACATATATTCCAAGAAGGGGAGCTAAAGAAAGATTCAGTTGTTCGGAATTTCCGAACAACTGGAACAGATGGAAAGAATTACAATGTGGCCTACCACAATCTTGATGTCATCATAGCTGTCGGGTATCGAGTTCGCTCAACGCGTGGCACGGCATTTCGCAAATGGGCAACCAAGCGGCTGAGGGAAGCTATTGAAGAAGCTCGCAACCCAGATTTGGCTGTCAAGCGGGCGCGGCAACTTTATAAAGCCAAAGGGCATAGCGAGAAATGGATTAACGAGCGCATCAAGGGGATTGGCGCACGCAATGCCCTTACGGATGAATGGAAGGAGCGCGGTATTCAGGGGGCAGAATATGGAAAATTGACGGCCATTGTCTCTAAAGAGACCTTCAACATCACACCCAAAGAGCATAAGGAACTTAAACAACTGAAGCCAAAGGAGAATTTACGCAACAACATGACAGCCTTGGAGCTGACTCTGATTAGCTTGGCAGAGCAAACGACGATTGAGATTGCCAAGCAAGAGGATGCGCAAGGCTTTCGTGACAACAAAAAAGCGGCTCATATTGGCGGCCAGATTGCTGGTGGTACTCGGCGAGCAATTGAGAGCCGAATTGGCCGCAAAGTGGTTTCTAGTAAAAAAGCATTGCCTGAAAATTTTTTTAGCAAACTGGACAGTAAATAGTCCACATCGGAATTTTGACGATACGAATTAGAACGGCTGTTCCATTGACAGCCGTTTTGTTTTCCACTAAGCTGATTGTGCTAAACCAAATCAATTCAATATGCGGGCATTTTTGTTTTTAGGACAAAAGCCTCTACGTATCAAAAGCCCGCTTTTTGGTTTGGTTTAGCGACTACTAAAAACAAGGTGATGCGTAGAGGCTTTTGTCATATAAAGGCGAAGGGCATAGGTGCTGACGACACCTACGCCCTTCTAACAAACACAATAGGAGATAACCCTATCATGAATGCTTCCTGCAATTCTAACCCCATTCGCATCCTTCTCAAACACATTAGCGAACACAGTAACGGCGAGCTTGTCCGACAACAGATAGATCCCGCTGTGGCGGCCGCTGGTGCCAGATACAATGACCAAGTTGTTCCCCTCCAAAACACGCTCATGAAGCATCTGGACAAGTCGTGTTTGTCCCTTTACCATCAGATTGATGGACTCATGTCAACGCAACAATGGCACTGTGAGAATGCCGCCTTTTTGTGCGGCATGGAATATGCTCTCTATTTGGCTGGAATGGCTCCTAAGCCAGGGGAAGGGGTGGCCAATGTCGAATCATAACTCACCTGTGGCCAAGCTGGCTGAGTTTGAACAGCCTGACGGAGTCTATGAGCAGTCTATCCACCAAGCGGCTATCGTCATTTTGCGCAACTATCCCTTCACACACCAACAGTTTGAATATGTGACCCAATGGGCAAATGGGGCAACGGTTTGGCGTTCTGAAAAGCTAGGCTTTTCGCTGACCATTAGCTACGCGCCCATCTCGCAAGAATTGGACATCGAAAAAACACTCTTAACGGTCACGGCCACCCCGCCGAGCCACTTCACGAACGCCCCAGCCTCGTCGCTTCATTTCCGCTTTTACAAACGCTTTGAGGCGCGGCTGTACAACCGCTTTTTTCTTTACTTCTTTAGTTGACATACGATAGACCTTTGTATTTATGAATCATCCAACTTGTTTCATCCATAATCATACAGACCGATTGGCCAATGTGTGGCCTGATATGGCCTGCTCGCTGGACAAAGAGGCTTTTTTGGCTCTATACTGCTTGAATGATATTTTTTTGGTTTGGTGGACGATTAGTTGTCCATTTTGGCTGATTTTGCGGTTTAAATGAGAAACGGCCGTTCTCCCTGGAGCGCGTGGGAAAACGGCCGTTTTGTCTCTCTGCACAATAACAGAAGCAAAGGGGAAACACGAAAATGCACGAAAATGCACCTAGGAAGGAAAAAAATGGAGTTTTACGCGATTTTACTGCTCTTGGGGGTAGAGTCTCAGCCGTTTTTATTTTTGTAGCGTTAGGGAGGCGCGATGATGATTAACACGACAGTTCTATTGACAACTATGCTCACAGGCATTCTGGCTGATTTCATCATTTTGAAAGATTTCAGAATGCGGCGACGTTTGTTCCTCATTGTTCAGTGGTCTGTGGCCAGCCTGATTACTGGTCTGTTAACGCCACACGGCGCGACGCAGCCAGTGGTTATGTTTGGGGTAATAACGGCCGTTGGTCGCATTGTCGGCTTTGCCGCGTGGATTGGTTCGGAGCATATCCGTGTTCGGCACGCAGTCCGTCAGATTGAAAAGAGAAGGGGGATATGATGGGACGACCACACACGCTAACTGGCACCATCATGGCGGGGCATGTCATCGAGCTAGAACTGCAAATAGTCCAGCTCAAACGCCTGCTCAACGCCATCGTTAAGAGCCGCTCAATAGAGCCATTCGACTACTTAGAAGCCATTGGAGCCGCCCAAGACATGGCTGACGATATTCAGTTGGCTACCAACAACATAGGGGGCATCGTTCGCGCCAATGGTGAGTTACCTGCCCTGTGTGCTGACGCAACGGCCGTGATGCAGCAGCTGGCCAACCGCGTTGACAGGCTCTTGGAGCCGCCCCACCATGATTAAAGCAGTAGCGAAGCAAGCGGCAAAATTCCATATATACCTAGATATAGAGGGGAGCGAGGCTGTCACCCACAACCACGGGTGGGCTGGCCATGCTGTTGATGACGCTAATTTGTGGCGAAAACACCCCAATATGTGGGTTCAGGCATTTTGCTTGATTTGGTTGGGTTTTGTGCTGGTTTCGAGCCAGCCTAAGAGCGTGTTTGTCCCGTATATGGGGGTATTGTTGTGATACTACAACAATATTAGGGCTAAAAACAGCCTATAGTATTGGATTAACCGTCATTAGTTTAAGTATGCAAGATTTGGAGCGCAAAATGGATAGATTTGAAGCATTTGGAACAATTCGGAGCAGTATCCTTGCGAGTGAAGATTTGGAGCTGATAGAGGCTCTGCGTGTGTTTTTGGAGCCACCGGGGGGAATCCCCCCCAGCGGTTTAGGGCGGCTGGGGGGCGAGTCTGCGCTACTGGCGCAGCAAATTGCCAAAACGGGGAAACTGGATGAGTGGCGCACGCCGCCCAACCACAGTCTGGCGATGGAACGATTGATTCATCGGCTGACGAATGTATTGGAAGCGTTTGAGGGCTTGGCTGATAACGATGGTGATTATTTGCCGCTGCTGGCTGAGGTGTGGCGCATGGTTGTGCAGGACAAGGCGACGGCGACGGATGTTCATGCGGCCATCTTCCGCTGGTCGGTGGGGGATCGCGTGCTGGCCAAGGCGTTGGTATTAAATGGCGATGTGGCCGCTGCTGCTGCGATTGGGGGGCAAGGCTCATGAGAATGGATGTGGAGCGCGTTAAGGCTGAGAATAGGATTGAGGATGTGGTTTGTGAGGTGATGGGGTATGAGCTGCGCGGCCGTGGCAAGTATTTGAAGCCTGTTAAGGGGACAAAGGAGGGGGGGCTGGTTGTGAACCCTGATGCCCAGCTTTATTTTTGGAATAGCAAAGGGGAGGGCGGGGATGTCGTTGAGTTTTTGCAGAATGAGGCGCAGATGCCGTTTAAGGAGGCGGTGCTGCGGTTGGCGCGGCGGGCGGGAATTCCTTTGGAGCTGAGTGAGGCTGAGGCGAAGAAGTTGACGGCGCAACGGAGGCGAAATGATGCCTTGACCAAGATTATGACGTATCTGCACCGTAAGCTGACGGATTCGGCTGCTGCTGCTGCTTGGGCAAGGGGGCGCGGCTGGAATGATGAGACGGTAGCGGGGTGTGGATATTGGGATGGGAGCAAGCGGGAATTTGGGGAGTTTTTGCAGATTCACGGAATTCCCGACAACTGCACGCCTGCACAGGCGATTTTACAAATGCCTGCTGGGATGTTTATTTATGGGCATTGGCAAGCTGGGCGGTGTGTTTATATTTCGGGGCGCAGCATCGAGGGTAAGCAGCATTATAACCCAAAGGCTGAGACGCTGGGCGAGCGACGGCCGTTGTGGAATTCCTCTGTGCGCTATAGCAGTGATTATGTGGTGCTGGTGGAGGGGCAAGCGGATGCTTTGACGCTGCAACAGTGGGATATTCCGGCCGTGGCGTTGTGTGGTGTTTATGCGGATGCGTTGACTAAGCAGCTTGAGCGGTACCAGCGGGTTTATGTAGCGTTGGATGGGGATGCGGTTGGGGTTGAGGCGGTCAAGCCGATAGCGGGTGATAAAACGTATGTGATGGGCTGGCCGCATGGGGTAAAGGATGCTAATGAATGGCTGCAAGGGGATGGGAGTGCTGAGGATTGCTTGAGGCAGATTGGCTATGCCAAGCCCTTTATCTTGTGGCTGGCTGAGAAATCTGCCCATGCTGACCCGCTAAAGAAAGATGTCTTGCGTCGCCGCGTCTTTGAGTTGGGCGCGGGGATGGACTTGATTGGCTTTACGCTGATTCGTGAGCAGTTGAAGGATGCGCTGGGTCTAAAGACGATGGGGACGCTAACACAGGCCATCAAGGCGGCGGAAGCGGAGCTGCTGGCGCGTGAAAAGGCAAAGGAGGAAAGGAAGGTTGCGCGGGGTAGTGATTCGGTCGAGCGGGATTCGCCGCTGCGCTCAATCTTGATAAAGGAGGGACATGACCATGAGGGTCATGGGCAATGTGTGTTGGCTTGTTACGCGGGTCAGTTTGCTTTTGTGCCTGAGTGGGGCTGGATTGCTTACAATGGGAAGTATTGGGAGCGTGAGGGGGCACAGGCGCGGCTTGAGAGGGCAATTACGGATGTTTTGCGACGGCGGCAAGCGGTGGCAAGGGAGATTGATGATAGCAGCTTGTTTCAGGCGGCGGGGGCTAGCCATCCGAATGTGACGGGGGTGAGGCTGCAAATTCAGAGCATGGTGACTTTGACAGTGGGTGATTTTGATGCTGACCTCGACAAGTTGAATGTGGCTAATGGGGCGCTTGATTTGCGAACGGGTGAGGTTGAGCCGCATCATTGCAGCCAGCGTTTTACGTATTGTTTGGAAACGCCCTATGATGCTGAGGCCGATGATATGGAGTGGCTAGCGTGGCTCTCTTCGGTGATGGCTGGCATCGTTGAGGAAAAGGAGGGTGAGGCTTGGGAAGTTTATCAGGAACGGGTCAAGGCATCGCATGCGATGGATGTGAAGGTGATGACGTGGCTACAGGAGGTCTGTGGCTACTTTTTGACTGGCCACACTAAGCAGGATGCTTTTTTCTATCTGTATGGCCCCTCTCGCAGCGGCAAGGGAACGTTTACGACGGTTTTGATGTCGCTGATGGGACGGCCGTTGTCGGCAGGGGTGAACATCTCCACTTTTACGGCCGACAGGCAGCAGGACACACAGAGTTTTGATTTGGCTCCGCTAAAGGCTTCGCGGCTGGTGGTGGCGAGTGAAGCAAATCGGCACAAGCGGATTAATGCAACGAACCTAAAGCAGATGACGGGTGAAGACCCTATTCGCTGTAGCTACAAGGGGCGTGACCATTTTGAGTATATGCCAATGTATAAGGTGGTGATTGCGTCTAATTTCCCGCTGAATATGGATGCTGATGATACGGCCGCATGGGGACGGGCGCGGGTGGTACCCTTTTTGCACTCTTATTTGGGCAAGGAGGATAGAGGGCTTAAGGGGCGGCTAACGCGGCCTGAGTGCTTGACAGGGGTGTTGAGGTGGGCTGTTGAGGGGGCGAAGCGGTGGTATGAGCGGGGGAACTTGCCAAAGACGCCAAAACGCTTGGCGTTGCTGCGTGATTTACATCGTGCTGACCAAGATATTGTGGCTATCTATTTGGATGCTCGATGCGCCACGGCCGATCCTGATGATGATACAGCCTTCACCCCTACTGAAGATTTGACAAAGGACTATCGTGATTGGTGCAAGGCGATGGGTTCTGCCGGCAAGGGCTTGGCCTCGTTTGAAACGTCATTGACTGAGCGTGGTTTCAAGCGCAAGCAGCGGCGTGTCAAGGGGCACAAGAACGCCAAGCGTGGCTTTGTGGGCATTGCGCTCGATTCTGGAGAGTCGGAAGCGGAAGCGGAGCAAAAGGAGCTGGTTTTGTGATGATTATGTCAAGCGTGTCACGTGTCACACCACTTACCCCTAGCTGGCCATACAGAGAGATGAAAAAAACGAGATATATTGACATAATCATGTATTTTGTAAACTGCTTTACACTCGTTGTGTATTTTGCATCACTTTGCGTTTTTTTTGCTTTCTCTATAGTGTTTTTTCTTGAATCTGGTGTGACATGTGACAAAAGGAGTATAAAGAGCATAGATATAATAGGAAGCGCAGTTTATGGGAATCAGCAGTCACTGGCCGTCACGGCTGGTGTCACACCTAGCGGATTTGGCGTGACAGGCGTGACAGTGAATGTTGGCAAGTGTCACGGCAAATCTGCAGCCGTGACAGGGTGTGACGCTCGCCGTGACGCCAAAAGTGACAGTAAATGCAGTAATTATCGTTTTGAGGTATCTGATGATTTCAAAAATATTTGTGAACCTAGATAACTTGTTGCCGATGTTTGTAGAAATGAGAAAAATGGCGGGGATGTCACAGAGCGAACTTGCTCGGCAAGTGAATTGCACGTCTCATGCAATTAATCATTACGAGCGAAGAAAACGGAAACTTCCCTTAACAGTCATGGCAAAACTAGCTCTGTTATGTGGCTATGAGATGAAAATTGTTTTTATAAAAATTGACGGCGACAAGTAAAGCTGAATGGAGATAATACGATGATAGTTGACCCAGTTATGTGCAATATGAAACAAATAGCCCCCGCCCCTGTTGGCTGGTTTGCTGAAATAGAAGATGGGCACGGCGGCATTGAGCATGTCCCTGTTATTGCTTGGGTGTTGCTCGATTGTTCTGATGGTGAACCAAGAGTTGATGGGCTGCTACCGTCAAAGCATGGCACCACGGATTTGGCCTACCCTCTTGAAGAATTTTTGCAATTTGTTTGGCGACCTGATTTGGCTAATTCTTCATGGGAACCTAAGTAGATTTTTTTTGCCCATAATGGACGATTTGTTGTCCATTATGGGGTATGAATGGAGAGTGCGATGAAAAAGCGTAAGTTTTGGGAAGTTGATGATGTTGAGCTGAATGCGGCCGTGGCTGCGATGTGCGACGGGCTGGGTGTGTCGGGTTCGGTGACGCCGCTTTATGATTTGTATCGGGCGGTGCTGGGCGAGAAACGGAAGGCGGCGGCAAAGGGGCTTTGGTGGTGGGATGTGCCGAAGAGGCTGGAGAAGGAGTTGGGGGTGATGGTGTGAAATTATCAGTTAAGCTGGCTGAAAGTCGGCATGAAAAAGGTTGGGTGCGAGCGATGGTTGAGCAAAATCATTATTTGCACCAATGGCCGCATCCTCTGGCTAGGCCGTTTTCCTACATCGCAACACTCTCACAAATTCCTGTCGGCTTGATTACGGTTGGCATTCCCCACGCCACGCGGTGCCGTGGCTGGTGGGGGTATGTGGGGTTGCCGACACAGTGGCAGGTGGTTGATTTGTGTCGCATTTGGCTTGACCCTGCGGTTCAGTTTGGGGGCCGATTTGCGACTAAGTGCGTTGTGCCGGGCTTTGTTGACCGCAAAAGGGTCTTTCGGCCAACGGTGGCGAGCTGGCTGATTGATGAGGTTTTGCAGCGGGTGCAGCGGGATAGGATTAGCTATTGGCCACCAAAATTCCCCGACGAGCCGTATCACATTCGGCTGGTCATTTCGTATCATGATCCTCGGCATCATCGAGGCACGATTTACAAGTTGGGCAACGCGGAGCCGCTGTATGTAGATGAAGTGGGCAACCCTGCCCCTTCGTCACGTGGAAAGTTTGGCTGGGTGTGGCGTTTGCCTGAGCCTGATTGGGCATGGAATGAGATTTATTTGACGCGGCCGAGACAACGGCCGTTGGTATTGGAGATATGATGATTGAAAATTGTGAACACAAAACGGCAGCCAACACTCTTCTCGCTGACGATAGTGAGCGCGAGGAAGCATTAAGAGACATAGAGCTGAATTATGGAGACATCGAGGATTTTCTTGCATGCTTAGCAACGGCAGAGCAAAAAGCTTGTGCCGCTGGCGAGGCGGCAAAACTGGCGTATGAGAATCGAGAATCGCCGAAAACCATAAACAGGGCGATAAATTTGTACATAGAAGTGGACAATGATTTGGATTCCATGAAGGCTTTAAAAACGGCCGTTAATGGAGACACAATGAGCGATACACCAGTATGGAAATGGGAAACTGGATTCGATGAGGAAAACAACAAAGTTGTCCACTATCAGATGTGGACATGGAGGCGTTATGAATTCAATGTGACGGAAACCCATCAGAATTGTTGGGAGGCATCTGTTTCCACCGATGGCCGATACACCACCGGAGATCTCGGCGGGTATACGCACAAGAGCGAGGAGGCAGCAAAAGCGGCGTGTTATCAGTGGGCACAAGAAAACGGCCGTTAATGGAGACACAATGAGCAGATTAGAATTTGGCTCGCCAGAAGCAAATCGCATTGCTTTTGAGATTCGGAAGCGCGAAGAGATGGTGAGCAAGATTGTGCTTGAGTATGGCAGTGTTGATAGATTTTATGAGGCACTTCGGCAGATGAAAAAGGAGGTTTTGGCCGCTGAGGCCAGAGTTGACAAGGCGTATGCAGATGAAGCGCAGCTAAGTGTGATTCGCTGGGAAATAAGCGAGCATAAAAACTTGCTGGATCAGCTTGGGGCGATGAGATTGATGAAAGAGATGGCTGGATTAGGCGAGAACGTCTGTTCTATTGACCCGCCCCTGAAAATTGTGAACACAAAACGGCAGCCAACACTCTTCTCGCTGACGATAGTGAGCGCGAGGAAGCATTAAGAGACATAGAGCTGAATTATGGAGACATCGAGGATTTTCTTGCATGCTTAGCAACGGCAGAGCAAAAAGCTTGTGCCGCTGCTGTGGACGATCAGAAGGACGGAATGGGTGAAACCGATGGACAAAACAGGAAAAACGACTCAGGAAGCGATTTTGGTGCGCTCACAGTTTGGCGAGATGTTGATTCGGCTCAATCGGGGCTGGTGGCCACTGCGGCTTGGGCAAGCGCGTGGTAGTGAAATAAAGGAGGTGATGCCTTATTAGTTGCTGATTTACTGTTTGGGTAGGGCGGTTCTATTAGTAGGCCCCCCATATTTCGACCAACCCGCCCTGCCCTTTGCCTAACCAAACAAGGAAATTGTGAAAATGAAACGCAAATTATTTTGGATGTTGCACGTGATATTGAACTCAGCACGCTTCATGTTGGTGCTAATGATTCTGGAAAAGGCGACCGGTTACTGTTTAGATTGGCCGAACGGCAGCGAGGCGTGGCCAGTGCTGGCACCGGTGGCGATGGCTGATGAGGTGGTTTATCGACCGTATGTGGAGATTGAAATAGAAAAAGCGGCCAGCCAAGGAACTGGCTAGCCGCTTTTAAGATGATAAGTTGCCAAACGGCAACCAAACAACAAAAGGATTATACAAAACAATGTATTCAACAAGAAATAGAATCTTTTCCGGTATCGTAAAAGGATTCATGTACGCAGTTATTTTCATCAACGCCGGGCTAACGTTCTTCTTCGGCGGAACTTACGGTGGAGAAACATTTCCTACCAGCCTGCCCGGCCTGTCATTTGTACTCGGCGGCATCACCTTAACGATTTTCTATGACTTTGCCAGCATTGCATGGTTTCTTGCGCGTGGCCGCGACGGTCAAAGCATTGACCAGCGTGGCATCGCCACCACCCTAGCCGTTGTCTCCATGCTAGCCAGCACAATGGTTAGCGCCATCCATTTGGCCATGACTACCAATCTGATAGACCTATCTCCCATGCGTGGCGCAGTCGGGATGCTGGGTCTATTCATGATGATCAGTATGGCCGCCGCCCACTTCATCGGCATTTTCTATTACCAAGCGTCAGACCCAGCCTACGCCGAAGCCGACGCTGAGGCCGCACTGCAAGCTGAGGTAGCGTCCTTCATGATTCAGCAAAAGGTGGACGTCAACGGGAAAGTCATGAAGAAAACTCAGCAGCTCATGAATCGCCAGATTGAAGCCATCGCCGAGCAGCAAGCGGCGCAGCTCTGGGAGTCGATCTATGCCACCCTCAACACGTTGCCCCCTGGCGAAACAGCCCCAAACACCCCCACCATGCCAGCAGCTCCCCAAAGAGACGAAGAAGATTACCCCTTGGAAGAACTCCCAGAGGTGGTAACTTTTGCCAATGGAAACGGCCGAAACCACGACCCGCTCGACGACGGTGAGGATTTTTTAGTCAACGGCGGCTTCGAGTAAAAAAACATGCTCAGATCGTGACTGGGAAAC